ACCATCGCGGGCCGCCGGCGCCAGGATGGCGAGGATGACGAGGAAGGCTACAAGCGCCGTTATGGGGACGAGCGCTTCAACGTCCGCCGGTGGCGCTGGGAGAAGGTGGCCCCTCGGCGGCTGAGGCCTGGCAGCATCGACATCATCACAGGATTTCGGCTGCGAAGAAGCCTCTCGAGGCCGGAGGCCTGCGGACGGAGAAGGCCTAGGGACGATGGACGGCCGGAGGCCGGTGGACCATGGAGGCCTGGTGCGGCCGGACCATGGTGGAGGCCATGGCCGGCGCGACGCGATTGTCAGAACCGACTGTTTGCGCTACCTTTGCGAGCTTAAGTCGCCAGGGAGGGCAGTTATGAATAGGGTAACAGTCGCCACATGTGGACTGGTTCTAATCGCGTCTGCCGCACTTGCAGACGGGATCGACCCGCAAGGCAAGTTCCTGGTAGGTGAATACACCTGCCAAGGAGCGTGCAATCCAGGCCCGATTCATGTGATCTGGAAAAATGATCACCCGTGGTTTGAGCAGAGGGAGGGGAACAACAAGAAGTTTTTTGAAGGCACATACAATTCAACAGCAGAGACCGTTTACGTGAGCGGCCTAGGTGGAAATGGTATAACCGGCTACGTCAAACCTCAAATGGTGCCGATAGAGATCCAGTGGGGAAATACCGGCACCACCTGGGTTAAGGGTCAATAACCCCGCGCACTTAGAGCGCGCTACAGTGCTGCTCGGGCTCGAGCGCTAGTCAGCTAGCGCGCTGTGCGGCCAGGCGTTGCTGCAGGTGCCGCTGGCGGCGCCGGTGGCGCGCGATCGCCCTGGCGGCGAGCGCGCCCAGCGCCAGCACGGCGAGGAGGAGGAGGGCAGGGAGCATCGGCGAGGGTCCTTTCCCGTTTTGTCTCATATGACGGCGAACGGCCGGGACTCGCAATCGCCGGTTGCCGGCCGGGCGGCCGAGATCTCAGCCTTTGCCGGGGCGCATCTCGAGCGCGCAAATGACTCGGCTGCCGTCGCACAGGCGGCAGCGCAGGCGGGCCGCGAAATCGCGCGGGCTCGACTCCGACCGTAAGGTTGACGTAACATTACAGCATAGAATTGTGAATCAAACAACGTGTGTACACTAGGGGCTTCTGACGGATACGGTGCCTATCTCGATCGGCACTGTTGGCGCCTGATTTTTCGATTCGATGATCTGCCCACTCATCCGGAGGGTTGTCTTATGAGACAGATTGCGCCACTGACTATCGCTTGTGCGATGTCCGTCTGCTCATATGCGTACGGAACGGTGATCGTTGGCAGCAAAAGCGTGATCCAAATTGTTGGCAACACAATCTGGTCATCTAACGATGGACGAACGGGCAATGTTCTTTCGAGTTGCGCTTTCCAAGATAAGGGAGTAGTCCTTCCTGGAAGCGGCGTCATACAATCCCAATCCAATGTTTCAGGAGAGTTGGTCCATCAGGCAGACACCTACAGTCCATTTTATTATTGCACGTCGATCTACGCGCAACAGACTCCTAATTCCGGTGGCAATTCCCCGAGTGGGGCTGGTAGGGCCGTTGCACAGCAAAATACAGATTCGCCCGTTCCTATTGGGAAAGTCCTCTACGGAGATCCCCAGACCTCGACGGGCGACTATCAAGGTCCTGACAGAACCATTTGTGTGACATCCGAATACCAGTGGAAACTGGATCACTATTCTGTGTTCATGTACATAGTCAACTCAATTCATGGCGGCCCAAACTGGTTAACTTCTTTTACCTATAAGGATCAGGACGGCTATGAACAAGCGTGCGGTACTTTTGCTGCGTTCGCTACTTCACCTCATGTCGTGTCAGTAACCGCGTATCTAATGGCGGTAGAAGTACCTCGGTAAATCAGTCAGTTCGGCTCGGTCAGGAGTTCTTCGGTGCGGACCTCTGCAACACGGGCAGGACGGACTATATCAATGCCGGGTGCTTGCTGCGAGACAGTATGAGTGTATAGCGCGTGGGCGCGTACGCCTCGACGACATCGCGCACCGCTGCGGCGCCGGGTTCGTGCCGGGCGCCCAGCCGGCGGCCAGCACGCGCCAGCACAGCCCGCCGACGATCACCTGGTTCTCGCTCGGCCGTACTCGACGGCCTCGATGCAGCAGCTCCCAGCTCAATTCGTCTCCTCCAGCGAGCGCGGCCTGAGTCACGCATATGCGTCACGGCGCCGTGACCGACGCGCAAGCGGCTAAGACCGCAGGGAGCCGCTGGCGGCGCCGGCGGGCCGCGACCGCCCTGGCGGCGAGCGCGCCCAGCACCAGCACGGCGAGGATGAGGAGGGCAGGGAGCATCGGCGAGGTCCTTTCCTTGTTTCGCCTCATATGGCAGCACACGGCCGGGACTCGCAATCGCCGGTTGCCGGCTGGTCGGCCGGGATCTCAGCCTTTGCCGGGGCGCATCTCGAGCGCGCAATAGACGCGGCTGCCGTTGCATAGGCGGCAGCGCAGGCGGGCCGCCAGCGCGCCCGGGCTCGACTCCGGCTGGCGCCGGGCGAGCGGCTCGAGCGGCAGCCGCGCCCGGTGACCGCAGTCGCGGCAGCCGGCGACGATCGCCGCGGCGCGCTCGAGGAGCTGGCCCAGCGGCCGGGTCCAATCGGCCGCCGGGTCGCCCTCGCTCAACTCAGCCGGCCCGCGGCGCTACGGCCGCTTGCGCGGCCCGCCGGGCGAGCTGCTGCTCCCAATGGTCGTTGGCGGCCTGGACGTTGACGCCCATGGCGCGCCACTCCTCGAGGAGCTGGTCGCGGGTGATCGCCCCGCTGTTGAATCGGTTGTAAGCGTCGAGCGCGGCCTGCACCGCGCCGGCGATCGCCTGCTCCCCGGCCAGGATCAGCTCGGGGTTGGCGAGGATGAAGGCGAGAACGGCGGCAAGCGACATGGCGGCTCTCTCCGATGGTTGGTGGCGGTGACGGTCAGCGCGTGCCGACCGCGGCGAGGATGGTGGCGGTCGCGAGCGTGACCCGGGCGGCGCCGTCGGCGACCCCCTCGGGCATCGGCCCCTGGCAGAGCGCGTTGGCGACGGGCCGCACCGCGTCGATCCTGGCGACCGCCGCGTCGGGCAGCGCCGGCATGGCGGTGGCGGCGGTGTCGAGCGCCAGGCGATAGGCGTCGCAGGCGGTGATGAAGCTGCGCACGACCGCCGCCTGCGCGTCGGCCGCCTGGCCGGGCGCCGGCGGCCCGCTGCCATTGGCGCAGGCGGTGAGCGACAGGCCGAGCACCAGCGCCAGCGCGACGGCGCCGATCTTGCCGGCGAACTTGCCGTCGTCGGTGCTCAAGAGATTCTTGGCGAGATAGGCGAGCGCGGCGCCGAGCGCGATGCCGCCGATGGTGCGCCAATCCCAGGCCGTCGGGTCGACGCTGGTGGCGTAGGCCTGTTGCGCGGCGGTGAGCACGGCGCCGAGTACCGCGATCACCAGGCCGCGCGCCAGGTCGGACCAGCCGAGCCTGAAGAATCCGGATCCATTCATGGTCGATAGCCCCTCCTTTCGGGCGTGAAAAAGCCCGCCTCGAGGCGGGCCGGGAACGGCGGGCGGGTCGTCCTGCGTCAGCAGGCGGCGATCGCCTGCCGGAACAGCGTCTCGTTGCGCAGCGCGTCGGCCGCGCCGAGCACGGTGTTGTAATGGCGCTTATGGTAGCTGCTGAGCGCCGCGGCATCGCCGGCGGCGGGCAGCGCCTCGCGGATCCGGCGATAGTGCAGGCGGGCGATCGCCGTCGCGTAGGCAAGATTCGTGACGAGCTGCTCGAGCGGCGGCCGGTCGCTCATGAGGCCGCGCACCTTGGCCGGCAGGCCGTCGACGTGCGCGATGTAGTTGCCCCACAGATCGGCATGCGTCGCGGGCTCGCATTGGTAGAGGCCGAGCGCCGGCCCGCCGCCGACCTGGCAGAGATAGGCCAGGCGGGACTCGGCGAGCGCGGTGCCGAGGAGGAGATTCTCGGCGGCCGGCCCGCCCAGCTCGAGCAGCGCCAGGGTCGGCCGGATTACCCGGATCCGGAACTGCATGAGGTCGATCATGGCTCCTCCGATGAACGCGAACGCCGTTCGCTATTGGCCGAGCGCGGCGCGCAGCGCGGCCTCGGCGCCCTCGCGCGCGCGATAGAGCGCGCCGACCTGGTCGAGCTTGTCCCGCAGCGCGTCGCGCTCGGTAACCGCGGCGGCGACCCGCGTCTCGAGGTCGGCGATCTCGGCCGCGCGCGGGTCGAGCGCCGGCGCGCTCGGATCGCGCGGCGGCGGCGGCATCGGCCCGAAGGCGACGAGGAAGGCGGCGGCGGCGAGCGGCTTGGCGCCGGCGCTGAGCTGCGCGTTGTAGTCGGAGGCGGGATAGTCCCAATAGTCATGATAGAGGAGCAGCTCGCCCAGCGAGGCGATCCAGGCGGCCATATTGCGGACGAACAGCGGATCATCGCCGCCGCCATGCCCGTCCGGCCGGGTGCCGGTGCCCCATTCGGGAAAGCTCATGAGCTTGCCATGCGCCGCGGCGAAGCGCTTGTGCCAGGCAAGCCCATAATTCTGGTCGCGCAGCGTCGCCCAGCGGGTCGCCGGGTCCTTGTCCTTGGCGTCCCACCAGACGTTATAGACGTCGACCCCGATGACATCGACATAGGCGTCACCGGGATAGGCCCTGTCGGCTGGAATGTTGTTCCAGCCGAGCGTCAGGCACCAATCGAAGGTGAAGGCCGCCCCGGGCACCGCGCGGAACGCCGTGACGATGCGCTGCCAATAGGCGACGAAGCTGGCCGGGTCCTTGGCCGCGGCCCATGGGTACCAGCCGCCGTTGAACTCCCAGCCGATCCGCAGGACCGCGTTCCCAAAGCCCTTGGCGACCAGCGTCTTGCCGATGGCGGTAAAGCGCGCGTCGTAGGCCCCGGCCGCGCCCTGCGCGAGCGTGCTCACGCCGTCATTCGGCAGCATGGGAACGCTGATGGTCATCGGCCAGCCCGGCGAGCGGAAGGCCTGCCAGCTCGTCCCGAGATAGAGCGCCGTCCCCGACAGCTCGGTCCAGTTGGCATAGGGCAGGAAGTCGAGCGCCCGATCGACGGGGCGGCCGAGCCAGGCCTCGAAGGCGGGCACCTTGCCGGTGCCGGCGGTGCCGCCGCCCTTGTAGACGCCGAGCTGCCCGGCAATCGCCGGCGATGCCAGCAGCAGCGCGAGCGCCGCCATCATGGCGATTTTGATCCTCATGATTTCAGCTCCTTCCCTCGAGGCGATCGACGAGACGCTTATGGATCCAGGCGCAGTCGCGGCGGGCGGTTTCGACCTTGCCCGCCCAATCGGCGATCGCCTCGATCGTCCGCGGTAGCGGCGGCGGCGGCGGCGGCATCGGGCAGGACCGGAGCTGCGGCGGCACGATGACCGCGGCCGGCGCAGGCGCCTCGAGCAGCGCGGCGGGTGCTGCCGGTGCGGGCGGCAAAGGTGCGTGCGTCATACACGCACCTAGCGCCAGCAGCAGGACGAGCGGCGCCGCCCTCACTGGCGCTTTCGCTGCTCGCCGGGCAGCGGCGCCGCGCTCGCCCGCTGGATCGCCGCCAGGTCGCTCTGGATCGCGTCGAGCCGCCCCTCGAGCCGGTCCTGCCGGCGGTCCTGGCCGTCGAGGCGTTCCTTGATCGCCGCCTGGTCCCGGGTCGCGTCGATCAGCCGATAGGCGCCGCCGACCTGCGCCCGCAGCTCCCCGACCTGCGAGCGCAGCTCGCCGACCTGCGCTTCGACGATCGAGATCCGGCGCGCGCTTTCGTAGATGTTGGAGACCGTCCAGACGATGTACGGGATCGCCACCAGGCTGACGACATAGGTCAACAGCCGGGCGCCGAGCTGCACCAGGACGGAGCTGTTGAGGCGGACGGCGATCCCGTCGCCGCCCTGCTCGCCCGCCATCATCGAGTCACCCTGCGGAACATCGCGCAGCCTCCCCCTCAACGAAAACCGAAAGATGATGGACCGCCGGCAGCGCCGGTCGCCGGGCCGCCCGCCCCCTCCCCGCGTGCGACCATGAGTCAGGCTCCGCGGGACGGGCGCGAGGTCGTTTGCGTCACGGCGGACGGGCGCAAGGTCGTCACCCGATGGATCTCCCTGCCCCGCACGATCGACGGCGGGCATTGGGAGATCGAGGCCGCCGACGACCGGATGCCGCTGTTGGTCGGGTGGATGCCTACATTGCCAGAGTGACGGTCAGATAGGTCCCGTATTTCGCGCTAAAGAATGGCTGCGTATAGATCGTGGAATTGGTCCCGGAGCCAGCCATCTCCACCGCATAGACGACATGCTGGCCATAGACCGGCAGGAAGAAGTCCGACGAGGTGAAGGTCGCCCCCTGCGCCGGAGTACCGCCACCGCCGCCGATCTGGGTGCCGTTGATCGGCAGCGACCCGGAGCCGTCCAGCGAGGTGCCGATGGTGAAGTAGGCACCCGTGCCCGACCCCGCGACATACGCGAACAGCAGCGACTGCGCCTGCGACTGCGCCAGACCATCGACGAAGGTCACCGACCAACTGGAGCTGGCGTTGAAGTTCCGGGGGGAACTGGAGCCATAGGTCCAGCTCGCCGAGCTGTCCCGCACGATGGCCGTCGCAGCGACTCGGTTATAGGCGTTGTAGAGCCCCAAGACATTGCCCGTGCCGCCGCTCGCCGGGCTCGGCTGGAACGCCATGCCCGTCCTGCCGGCGGCCGTGGTGTAGATGGTGCCGAGGTAGGTGGCCTGGTCGACCGCGACGGTCCCGTAGTTGGTGGTGCCGTTATAGCAGTAGTCGAGCGCCGTGACGTTGGTCCAGTAGCCACGCGTGTTGTGGATCGTGCTGTAGCCGGCGGCGGCACGGTTCGAGTTGCTCTTGCCGCCGCCACCGATGTCGTTGGCCCAGCCGCCGCCGGAGCCATTGGTCGCGACACAGATCCGGTTGGCCCCGCCGTGCACCCACCAGATGTCGAAAACGCCGTCGTTGTTGGTGACCCCGGTCCCCGAGGTCTGCATCGTCAGCGAGACCTCGCAGCCCGAGATGGTGTCGAGCGCGTCGGTCGAGCCGTTGTAGTAGGGGACAGCGTTGCCGATATAGCAATCGTAATAGATCGTCGACTTTGCGGTCTGATCGCTGGTCATTACCGGCGTGCCAGACACCAGCGTAAGTCGGCCCTGCGGTGCAACGATCGTAGTGCTGCCGCCCCCGCCGCCACCGCTGGTCCCGCAGGTGATCCCGGTCCCGTTGACATAGTTCAAGTGGTTGCCGCCGGTGTCGGGGCAGGACGGCATCGCATTGTCCGCCACGTTGGCGGTCGAGCCGGTCCAATTGCCTTTCATCGTGTTGGCGCCGGCCTGCGCCGCTTTGGCATTCGTGACCGCGTTGTTGGCGATCGTCACCGCTCCGGTCCCGGTGTTGACCGTGGCGTCACCCGACGCCGTGAACCCGCCGAATGAGCCGGCATTGTTGTACTGGATCTGCCCCGAGCTGCCGCCTGGCGTGCCGCCGCCGCCACCGCCACCGCCGGCGAGCGGCGTGCCGTCGGCCCGCTGATAGCTGACGCAGCGCCAATTGCCGCTGCCCTCGCTGACGAACAGCGCCGTGTCGCCGGCCGCGGTGGTGATGGTCGCGCCGGTCGGCAGGATCAGCGAGGTGGCGTTGTAGGTGATCGTCAGCACGCCGCCGAACTTGACGATCCGGGCGGCGCCGGCCTGCACGGTGCCGAGGCTGGTGATCGTCGTCGTGCCGGTGACGGTGACGTAGTTGCCGGCGGCCGCGCCGATGTCGGTCGTCGAGGCCGAGGCGACCGTGGCGCTCGCGCCGTTGAGCGCAGCGCCGCTCAGCACGGCGAGGCGGGTGATCGTGATCTTGCCGAAGGTGTCGGCGTGCTGCGCTGCTGCCGGCGTCGCCAGCAGCAGGCCGAGCGCGGCGAGCGCCGCCGCGAGCTTGCGCAGAGTGACCATTGCTAGAACCCTTCGATGATGATCCAGGTGGTGACCGGCCCCGTTGCCGTCGTGTCGGCTGGCAGGGTGAGCTGCGTCGTGCTCACGCTGGCCTCGGGATCGGAGTTGCGGACGAGGTCGGGCGTTTCGGTGAACGGCGTCGGAAAGGTGATCGTCTGCGCGACGCCGCTGGTGTTGGCGTAAGCGTCGAGGAACACCACGACCTTTTTCCAGACGGCGCCGGAGACCGGCTGCGACCAGATCGCCGAGCCCGCCGTCGTGCCGGCCAGGGTCGTGAGCCCACCGCCGCCGGTGCCGCCGCTGCCTGCGGCCGAGATGACCTTCTTCAGGCCGTTGGTCGTGCCGTCGGCGTAGAAGCCGGCGATCTCGTCGGGCGCCAGCGCGATCGCGGTCGAGCCGACCTTGACGGTGACGGCGTCGGTCCCGCCGGCCTCGACCAGGAACAGCCGCTTGGCCGCCGGGAACGTCAGGTCACGCGGGACGCTATTGCCGCTGGCGCGGAAGTAGAGGTTTGCCTGCGCCTGGTCGGCCGTGAGCGTGACGTTGCCCGAGGACAGGTTGACCGAGAGCAGCTCGGTCATGGCGTTGTCGAGCCGGAGGAGGCCGTCGTTGATCACGACCTCTTTCTGGTGCTGATTGGCCGCGACGCTTTCGAGGCCGAGGTTGTAGCCCATGGGATCCCTCTCCTAGGCGACCGGCAGCGAGACAATGCGGCCGAAGCCGCGCCCGACCGCGGCGGATTTCTGGTAGATCGCGACCTTCAGCGTGCTCGGCGTCGAGCCGAAGTCCGTCGCGATATCGGCGGCCGCATAGGTGGCCGTCGGGCTCGAGGCGGTGAGCGTCCGCAGGACCGTGGCGCCGCCGGCGTCGTAGATGTCGACGTCGTATGCCTCCGATTCCTCGGCGAGCGGCACGTCGCCGGTCCCGTCCAACAGGGCCCCGCCGAGCCGGGTTCGGCGAACCCAGGTGAGATCGATGTCGGAGCCCGACAGGGCAGCCGCCTGATGAACGACGGCGTAGGGCCGCAGGTCGTTGCCGTGCTGCGTCGCCGGGATGGTGGCGGCGTCCTCGAGAAAGCCGCCGGAGGTGACGGCCTTGAAATAGCGCGTCGCGCCGACCGCGGCGAGGTCGAGGCGGATGATCGCCGCCGTCGCCGGCGACAGCATGATGACCAGCTCGCCCGGGCCGTGCCCGCCGGTGCGCAGATCGGTGCCGCGCCGGCCGCGCAGCAGGGTCGACAGCGTGAGGCTGCCGTCGGCGTTGACCGCGACGTCGCGGAACTGCAGGACCTCGCCACCGACCGCCGCGGCGTTGGCGCCGTTGAGCATATCGAGGCTGGTGCAGCCGGCGACGCTGTCGGCCCCGGTGATCATGCGGACGCGAACGGCGTTCGCATGGTCGGTGACGAAGGGATCGGCGACGTCGCCCGGCGGTGCGATGACGACGCCATAGGCGACCTCGGCCACGAGGCGCGCGGCGATCGAGACGCCGGCCGGGTCGGAGCCCATATAGACGGTGCAGCCCGGCCAACCGCCATCGGTATAGGGCCCGGCCATGATGTAGGCGACGGAGACCGAGCCGCCGGCGTCATCGCTGTCGCGCAGCAGCGGCAGGTCGGGCAGCAGCAGGCGGGTCGGCGCGTCGGTGACGATGGCCTGCGGCGGGATCGAGCCGCCGTCGCCGGCGATCGCCGAGGGCAGCCAGATCGCGGCATCGGCGGAGAGCCCGCCCAGATCGAGAGTCATGTCGGCGCCGACGTCGAGCCTGGCGATCCGGATCGGCACGGCGAGGACGCTGTCGAGCGCGACCGTGGCGACGTCGGTCGGCTCGAGCCTGGCATAGCGCCAGGGCAGCCGCGCGCGGTAGGAGCTGCGCTCGACATAGGCCGAGAACAGCGCGCGCTCGCCGATCCGGAGCGCCTCGGTCGCGGTCAGCACGATCGGCAGGTCGATACTGTTGTCCTGGCTCGAGTAGCTCGCCGGCGACGGCAGCGCGATCCGCTGCGCACTCTGCGTCCCCTGCTGATAGTCGTGATCCCGATCGAGATAGCGGACGCTGAGGCGCCGCGGCAGCTCGACCTCGTTGGTGCGCGTCTCGGGCAACAGCTCGCCGGTCTGCGCATCGACCGCGGCGAGGTCGGACTGCGGGATGGTGGCGATGCTGGCCCATCCCGCCCGCTTGACGAAGCGCAGCAGGTCGTCCGATTCGACCGCGTCGAAGAAATAGGCCTGGCCGAGCTGCTGCAGGATCGACTTGGCGTCCGATTGGCGGCTGATCACATAGCCCGAGACGGTGTCGGTGAGCGCCGAGACGTCGAGGTCGGCCGGCGTCAGCCCGACCTGGCCGCAGATGTCGGTGACAATAGCCGCCAGGCTTTGGCCGCCGCGGGTGGCACGGCCGATATAGGCGGCGGTGATGTTGTCGGGCGGAGCATCGGCCACCAGCACGGCGTCATAGGTCGGGTCGTAGGCGGTCGAGGGAAAGTTGATGAGCCCGCTGCCGTGCCAATCCTCGCCGCTCCTCAGCACCTCGCCGGTGGCTGGCGAGATGCCCCAAATGAAGGGGCCGGTCGCGCCGACGCCCGGCTCCGCCCAATAGAGCTCGGATCCGGTGACATCGCTCTGGTTGTAGGTCATGGCCGGCACGGCGCCGATCGCCGTCGTCCACAACACGGTGCCGGAGCGATCGATCTTGACGATCCGCGTCCCCGGCGTGCCGCCGACAATGCAGATCATGAGGGAGTCGTCGACCGGTCCATAGATCAGGGCGCTCAGCGCGCCGCCGCCGGCGATGGTCGCGAACGGCGCTATGGCGGCGGCGATCGTCACACCGTCGTAAACGGCGTCATAGCGAGCCGTGACGCGATAGATGACCAGGTCGGCGTCGCCCAAATAGGCTTCGCCGAAGCCCTCGCCGATCTTGCCGTGGCAGATCCTTTCGACCAGCGCGCCGCTCGGCGGCAGCCACGACCCGGCATACAGGGGCGATGCGAGCCAGCGGAACAAGCTGATGGTGCGCTGGGAGTCCCGCGACAGGACGAGGGCGAAATGCACGAGTCCATCGGGGCCGAGCGCGGTGAGCCGCGCCGCGTCCAGCGGCGCCCAGATCGGCGCGTCCGACCCGCCGGTGACCTGCAGGGTGTCGGGATCGATGCGCATCACGGGGCCGATGTTCGCGGCGTTCACCCCGCGCAGCAGGCTGCCGTCGCCCATCACGCCCGCCGCCCAGAAAAGGAATTGCGTCGGGAATCCCCAGCCCGCGACCTCGGCCTGGAACTCCTCCTGCAGGGTCTGCAGGTTGAACCGCCGGATCACGTTCGGATTGCGCGTATCGTCGAACAGGTAGCCGGCGGACCGGGAGGGATCGATCGCGCAGAGCGTCGACACGAAGTTCGACGAGTAGGGCGGCACGGCCAGCGGCACGAAGCGTGCGACCGGCTGGGACGGCGCGATGGTAAACGCGATCTCTGCGGTAACGTTGGGAATCCGGTTGCCGAAATTCGCCAGGGGCAGCCGCTCGAAGACGATGTAGCAGAGGCCCCGATGGGCCGGCACCTTGCCGACGCCCTTGTCCTTCTCGATCAGCGGATCGGGGAGCTGCTCGTCGTCGCCGGGATAGAAGCGGAAGCGCAGCGACTTCCGCTTGATGACGGTCTTGGCACCCCCGGTCTTGTCGTAGATGAGCTTGCCGTCGGCCCACATGCGCAGCACGCCCGCGGCGGTGCCGCGGCCGAACGCGACCGCAAAGTTGCCGAAATAGCTGTACGTCACCGTCTGCGTGCTGGAGCCGGAGGACATGCCACCCTTGCCGCCGCCGCTGCGATTGGTGTCGGTCTGCTTCTGCTCCTTGATCGGGGTCGCCCAGATCACCTGGCCGCTGGTCCGGACAGTGCCGTAGATTTGGCCGATATAGCTTCCATAGGCCGAATTGGTGACGGTGAGGTCGCCCAGCCGGGGCCCCTCGACCTTGGTCGACTCCGTAAAGAAGGCCTGCGCGATCAGGGAGCCCGCCAGGCCCCCGACCGCCGCTCCGATCGCGGTCCCGGTCGGGCCGAGGATGCTGCCGACGGCGGCGCCGACGATCGTCAGCGCGGGAGCAATGGCGCGTCCCATGGCGTCAGTCCTCGATACCGCGGAAGCGGAAGGCGGCGACCCTGGCATCGCCGCCGCGCGCGTCGACTGCCACGGCGGCCAGCGGATCCTCGCTGACCGCGCGATCGGCGACATAGGCATGCACCAGGTGCGGCCTGCCGCGCAGAGTCGAGAGGATGCCGACGTGGCACGGCATCAGGCTGTCGCGCAGCAGCAGCACGTCGCCGTCGCGCGCCTCGATCACCGGGATCCTGTCCATGACGGCCGCGGCCGCCTCGAGGAGCCGATGGCCGTCGGGCTCGCGGCGATAGCCCCCGAGATCCTCGTCGCCGAGGCCAAGCTCGCGCCGCACCAGCACCACCAGGCCGACGCAGTCGACGCCGTGCCGGGTGCGGCCCTGGTGCCGCCAGGGCACGCCGAGCCAGCCGCGCGCGGCCGTCACGACCTGCGCGCGGGTTGCGCGAACGCCGTTCGCCTCGGTCATCACCGCGAATCCGGATAGGAGGTCAGCAGGTCGAGGCCCGGCAGGTAGGGCTCGCCGCGGAAGTTCAGGATGTTGCCGAACTTGCCCTTGCAGTCCTCGAGCGCCCGCTTGGCGCAGCCGGGATAGATCAGGCAGCGGTCGCCGACGCCGACCGGCCGCGGCGTCGGCAGATAGAGGGTCGCGGTCCCGGCACGCGCCGGCGTCTCGTCGCCGGCGGCCTTGGTCCAGGCCTTGACCTCTGTGGTGCCGATATTGCTGGCCTCGGCCCAGATCAATCCGCCGAAGTCGAACCATTTGTCACCGGCGCGCGGCTCGGTGAGCGCGAGCGCGAACGTGTGGCGGTCGGTGACCGCGACGACGCGCCCGCCGCGCAGGAAAGCGTTCCGGGCCGTCCAGACGACCGTGCCGTCGGCGGTCGTCGCGCCCACGGTAGCAGCCCAGCTCGGCGCGTCGGCCCCCGTCGTGCCCGCGGTCGTTGCCTCGTAATAGACGTCGCCCCAATCGCGGTAGCTCCCTACCGTCTCGGTTTCGGCCGTCTCCGTGTAGGCGCGCACCAGGTCGCCGAGGGCATAGGCGGTGGCACGCTGCACCGTCGGCGGCTGGATCACCACTTTGCACTGTGCGTCGCCGAGGTCGGCCCGGCAGGTCGGCTGATAGAGCCCGCCGATCTGCTGCGCCAGCGCTTGCGTCAGGCCGCGCAGCTCGGCCCGATAGGTGCCCTGGTCGGTGACGGTGACCTCGCCGAGCCAGCCGCGCCGGAGCCTGAGCCTGCCCTGGCTCGGGTCCGCCCAATTGACGGCGAAGATCCGGACCTCGGCATAGTCGAACCAGCCGGCCCGCAGCTCCGCCTCCTCGATCTGCTCGTGATCGAGGATCCCGAGCACCTCGAGGTTGTCGACCGCGAGGCTCGAGTCGGCGGTGATCGAGGAGGCCTGGAACCCGGAGGTCGCGAGATAGGTCTCGCCGGCGACGACCAGGTCGGCGTCGTGCTCGGTGAAGCGGAACACCGCGCCGTCGGTGCGGGTGATTTTCCAGCAGCGGGCGATCGTCGTGACGGCGCCCTGCAGGTGCGCGGCGAGCAGCGAGGGAACGGATTTCATGCTCAGCTCCCCGGCGGCAGCTCGACCAGCGGGATCCCCGACCATTCGCCGAGCCCGTCGGGATCGCCGGTCTCGAGCGCCTTGATCCACTCGATCTTGAGCCCCAGCTCGTCGGTATCGAAGCGGACCGGCAGGTCGAAATCCGTCGTGATGGTGACCGGCTTGTCGGCCGCCGGCGCGGTGCCGAGCGTCACGATCCCGGTCGTCGCGTTGATCTGGAACTTGCCGGCGCCGGCGCCCTCGACCAGCTCGACGCCGTCGACATAGACGCGCCAGGTGCCGGCGACCGGCCGGGTGATCGGCCGCTCATAGGAATAGGCGCCGGCGGTGTAGCGCTTGACGATCGGGAAGGCCGTCGCCGCGCCGGTGCCGACCCCGATCTGCTGCGGCGCCGCGCCCCCGATCCGGAAGTCCGCCCAATCCTTGAACAGGAAGCCGAGCGCCCGGCCCTGCGCGACATAGAACAGGTTGCGGAACTCGGCCAGGGTCGCCAGGTCGCGGATCGCCGTGCCGACCGTCCAGCGGCCGCGGATGCGCGACCAGTTTCGGTTGCGCTGCTCGGCGCCCGAGGCGGCGGCGAAGATCGTCGTCGAGAAGCGGCCGCCGCCCTCGGCGCCGCGCTCGACGCCGACCGGCAGGCGGATCGGCAGGACCGTCATCGGCCGGCCCTCCGGATGGCGCGCTGCAGGCTCGAGGCGGCGACCGCGGCGGCCTGCGAGGCCGAGCGCCGGAAGGAGTCGACGTCGGAGCCGGGCGGGAAGTTGAACACCGTCGAGACCTGGATCGGGCGAACGCCGTTCGCCCCCATGCGCCGCTGCAGCTCGGCCTCCTGCTGCGCGGTGCGGACCCGCTCGCCGACCTTGAGCACCGCCGGGACCTCGCCCGGCGCGAAGCCCGCCCAGCCGCCGGCGTGATAGCGCGGCGCGCCGGCGAAGGCACCGGCCGGCACCAGGCGGGTCGAGGCGGCGCCGCCGACGCCGCCGCCGGCGTGGAACAGGGAGGCCAGCCAACTGACGCCGGAGCCGAGCAGGTCGCCGAGCCCGCCGCCGCCGCTCGAGCCGCTCGAGCCGCCGCCGCCGCCGAACAGGTTGCCGAACACGCCGGTCAAGGTCGGCAGGTCGCTGTTGCCGTTGATCCAGTTCTTGAGCGGGTTGATCAGCGCCAGCTTGATGACCTCTTGCTCGAGTTCCGAGATCAGCGCCATGGCGATCCCGACGAACGAGGCGACGTCGGTCTTGCCCTGCGCGAAGGCCTCGGTAATCGCCGAGCCGACGCGGTCGAACGTCTGGTCGAAAAACCCGGTGATCTCTTTCGCGGCGGTGTCGTACTCGGCCGTCAGCGCCTTCACCGCCCGGTCGTGATCCTGCTGGGACAGAAATCCGGACCGGAGCAGCCGGTCGAGGTGCTCGAGCGCCTCGGCGTAGCGCTCGGCCGCGGTCCGGACCTCGTCATGGATCGCCAGCCCTTCCTTGGCGGCGTCGTCGAAGATTTTCTGAATCTGCGCCGCGTCCTCGTCGACCGCCGCCTGGCGCTGCTTGGCGTCGATATAGCGGTTGATCGCCGCGATCTCCTCGCCGGTGAGCAGCGGCGAGGCGCGCAGGTGCTTGTCATAGTCGGCTTGCGCCGCGTCGGTCGCCTTGATCAGCGCCTGCGCCCGCTCGCGCTCGTCGGCGGTCTTGCCCAGCAGCGAGTTCTCCTCGGCCATGCTCCGGAGCAGCGCGTCGAGCGCGGATTTCTGGCGCTGCGTCTGCGTCGCCTTGGCGACCGCCACCGAGCCCGGGTCGGCCCTGCCGCCGGTGCCGGTGAGGCCGGTCGGCCCGGCGATCTTCTGCAGCTCGCCGAGCTGCGCGGCGATCTGCTCGCCGCGCTGCAGGATCTCGCCGGCCCGCTGCGTCGCCTGGTCGAGATAGCCCTGGATCCGGGTGCGATCCTCGGCCGCGCCGGCGGCGTCGAGCTGGCCCTGCAGGGTTTGGATCGTCTGCGCGACGGCGCCGGCCTCCTCGCGCAGCCGGTCGCGCTCCTCCTCGAGCGCCTTGAGCTGCTGGTCGATCGTCGGGCCGGGCGGCGCGCCGCCAGTCTGCAGGCCGATGATCTCCGGAAGCATGGCGCCGGCGCCGACGCCGATCGCCGTCCCGACCGCCGCACCGCCGGCGCCGAACAGCCCGCCGACCCGGCCGGCATAGAAACCGCCCGCCATGGCGCCGAATACGCGGATCAAGGTGGTGCTGTTCTCGACGATGAAGCGGAGCAGCCGGCCGAGATTCTCGCCGAGCTGGCGCGCCGATTGCTGCAGGGTCGGATCGTTGAGCAGGTCGGTGAATTTGCCGAACTCAGCCGAAAAGCCGTGCACCAGGCCGATATCGAGGTTGGCCTTGAGGCTGTCGCCGAGCGCCTCGAGCTGGTCGGCGGCGTCGGCCGACTTCTTCACCAGGTCGGCCGATAGCACCAGGCCGAGCTGGCGGGCGCGGTTCGCCATGGCGTCGAGGCCGGCTGAGCCCTCCCGCAAGGTGACCAGGAACGACGCGCCCTCGCGGCCGAATAGTGAGCGCGCCAGGTTGATCCGCTCGGCCGGGTCCTTGACCTTGAGGAGCGCGTCGGCAATGTCGCGGATGAGCCCCGGCAACGGCCTGAACCGGCCGTCGAGATCCTTGAGCGGCACGCCGAGCTGGTGCAGCGCGTCGACCGCCGCGCCGGTCCCCTTGGCGGCATCGGCGACGTTGTTGGAGAAGATCGTCAGGATCTGGTCGAGCTTCTCCGCGTCGACCCCGGTCTGCTTCGCCGCGAAGCGCAGCTCTTGCAGCGCCTCGACGTTGACCCCGAGCTTGTCCGCCTGGTCCTGCAGCGCGTCGGAGGTCTCGAGCGCCTTGCGCAGCAGCAGGCCGAGGCCCGAGGTCCCGGCCAGCGTGCCGAGGGCGGTGCGGAAGCTCACCGCCTGCGCGATCGCCGCCCGCAGCGAGTCCTTGAGGCGGCCCGAGACCTCGGAGAGGCGCAGCAGCCCGGCCGAGGCCGGGCCGGCGCCGGCCTCGATCGACCTGAGCGCGGTCTGCCCGTCGCGCCCGAGCTGCTCGAGGCCGCGCCGGACGGTCTCGGCGTCTTGCAGCGACAGCCGGATCGACAGGTTACGTTGCGGCGCCATTGCCTTCCCCTTGCTTCGCCAGGCCGGCGACCATGCCGGCCTCGGCCGCGGGCAGCAGCTCGACCATGGCCTCGAGGTCGGCGCCGATGATCTCGGCGATCCGGAGCGCGGCCGCCAGGTCGAGGCCGATCGCGCCACCCATGCCCGCCGCGCGCACCTGGCCCTGGCAGCGCCCGAGGATCTCCCAGGCCTGCGATCCCTCGAGCGAGCGCGGCGCGTGCTCGAGGTAAGGGCAGAATTTCCCGTCTATGCGCTCGCCGCGGGCGCAGGCGAGCCGCTGGTCTCGGCACCCGTTGCAGTAGGAGGCACCGCCGCCATAGTGCCATTCGGCGCGGTGCCGGATCCGTTTCCCTCGGTGACCAGCGCGTCGAGCGGTGCCGTCGAGCGCGCCAGGAACGCCGCCGCCATGTGCGGGAACTCCATGAGGTCGGCGATCGCCGCCGGCGTCGGCTCGGCGGGCCCGTCGCCGTCCCGGGCGAGCACCCCCTCCCAGGCCTCGATCGTCGCCCGCGCGAGGATCTTGGCGAGCAGCGCCTCGGCGATGCCGGCGAGCGCGTGCTCGTCGTCGAGGTTCGGCAGGTTGGCCGGGTCGAGGCCGGCGAGCAGCAGCGCCGTCCGGTCGTCGCGGAGCTGGCGCCCGAGCGCCTGCGCCTCCGAGCGCGCGGCGCCGAGCACGGCCGCATTGATCGGCCGCACCCGGACCCGCACGCCATAGCCGAGGTCGAGCCAGCGCGGCTCGCGCGGCAATCCCAGGCGCAGCATCAGGAATAGGCGGCGAGGTCGTTGTAGAGGTCGACGGTCAGCATCTCGAGCGGCGCGACCGGATCCTGCGCCGACTGCCAGGCATAGCTCGCCTGGATCCCGCCCGGGCCGGTGATCGGCACCTTGGCCTTGGGCAAATAAACCTGGTGCACCGTCCAGACGATCTGCCGCTGGCCGGCGGTCTTGGTATAGGCCAGCTCCAGCCAGAGCGCGTCGCCCGACTCGGCCAGCGCCATGAGGTCGGTATCGCCGAACCGCACGTCGATCGTGCCGGTGCAGCCGGCGACGGTCGGATCGGCGCCATCGATCTTGCCGTCGGCGCGGATCGTCGGGATCCCCTCGACGTTGTTGGTGTAGAGCAGAGTCGCGCCGGTGACGTTGCCGAGCGCGACCCCGTCCTTTTTGATGCTGCCCTGAAACTGGCTGAACGGCTCGAAGGCGCCGAGTGCGGCCGGCGTGCCGCCGCCCGAGCTGCCGGCCCGGACCTCGCCCTGCGCCAGGCAGTTGATCGTCGCGTTGGCCGGGCCGCTGCGGGTGAAGTTGAGCGCGATCGAGTTGGCGCGCACGCCCAGCTCGGCGAAATAGGCCGGGACCTCGGGCATGCCGACCTCGAGCGCGACCGAGGGCAGGCTGTTGGCGCCCGACTTGAACGTGTGCTGGTAGGGCTCGCCCTCCCCGCCCTCGCCGGTGACGGTGGCGGCGCCGAACAGCGCGCGCAACCAGAAACCGATATTGCGCACGTCGACCGGCACGACGACGTCGCCGGTGACGTTGATCACGTCCCGCATCGGCGCGACCGGATCGCGGCCATAGCCGAGCACGTCCGACGCGATCAGCCCCTGCTCGGAGCCGAGGCTCGAGGAGACGAACGGCAGTTTCGTCCAGTCGCCGACCGGCGCGGTGCCGTAGACGGATTCGGTCTTGCCGAGCAGTTGCGCCCGGCTGCCATAGGCTCGAGACATTGGTCTTTCCCTCCGATCAGCCCAGCGCGGAATCGCTGGAATAGGTGACGATGACGGGCACCATGGCGCCCTTGACGCCGGGCGCGCCCTCGGTGATCAGGCCCTCGGTCTGCGGCGGCCCGGGCTCGACCCAATCGGCCAGCCCGCCGAGCGTGCGGTCGACCGCCAGCTCGGCGTCGATCCCGACCAGGATCGCGTCGAGCGCCGCGTCGCGGGTCGCCGCGGCCGCGCCCTCGACGGCGATCTCGATCTCGGCGGTGCGCTCGTGCAGATAGACCGGCGGCGCCAGCAGATAGGTCTCGAGCACCTGGCCGGTGCCGTCGCGCAGCACCACCAGGCCGCCCGCCGGCAGCGCCTCGGGCAGGTCGAGGTTGCGCTCGACCAGCGGGCCGCCCTCGGCCTCGGCGAGCGGCTGCAGTGCGCCCAGCACCGCGCCGAGGACCTCCTCGAGCCTGCTCATGGCTGCGCCCCCTCCCAGGCCTCGAGGATCATGCCGGGCAGCCGGTCGAACCAGCGCTGCGAGGCCGGGTCGACGTCGAGCCGCTTCCGGAGCCGCACCTGCGGCACCAGAATGAACATCACCACCGTTACCCGGCCGCGCGCGGCCCGCCGCTTGGTGCCCCTCCGGACCCGCGTGCGGCCGGTCTTGCGGCTGGTCGACAAGGTGACGTCGTCGAGCACCAGCAGCGCTGCGCGGCCGCGGCGCTGCGTCGGCTCGACGAAGCGCAGCTCGGCGTTGAAATGCGCCTCGGCCTCGACCGGCGTCATGCGCGCCGCCCCGCCGCGGCGGCCGAGCTGGCGCGGCACGTTCTCGGTCGGGATGGCGAGCCAGCGGCCGCCGCCGCGGCGGATCACCGCGCCGGCGTCGAACGCTTGAATCACCTTGGGCGCGCGGGTGAACACCAGCGCCGAGGCGCCGAGGGATTGTTTCCCACCCGGCGGATAGTCCTTCTGCCGCCAGGCATTCGCGATGCCGGCGCCGAGCGAGACCAGCAGCACCTGGCGGCAGAAGGA